AGAGATTGTTGTAGAGCGGTATATAGAGTACTATGGGGATGACTGGTATCCTAATCTATTATTGAACGCAAAGCTTATACACATACAGCGTCATTTAGAAGATTGGTTTAGTCTCGAAGAGTGGCCAGTTGTCCAAGATATGAAACGTTACGGTTTAATCTAAGGGGCAAGTATGGCATTTACAGGCAAGGTACCGCTGTTGACCACGGTAACACCTGATATACATAATGGGCATTGGTCTTTTCCAGAACAAATGGGTGGAAAAGATTATGCTGGCTTTATTTATGTGATTAGGGACACAGTGTTAGAGAGGTTTTATTTAGGTAAAAAGAATTATTATGGAAGAGGTCGGACTAATAAAGGTGTAGAAGCTAGTTGGAAGACTTATAAGTCTTCATCAAAAGCGCTTAAGCATCATTTCGCCGAAAGACCTTATTATGATGAATTTGATTTTATCTGTATAGAACAGTATCACAGTCAAGGAACTCTCTCGTATTCAGAGACATGGTCTCTTTGCTTAGTAGAAGCCCCAACTAGCAACACATGGTATAATAGAATGATAGACAAAGTAACATGGAACGTTAGCGAACAAATAACAAACAGACATAAAGAAAGATTAGAAAAATCAATAAACTGGGAGCAGTTTCAATGAAGGTAACTAGCGGTGTTTTACAACTTATCGGTTTTTTCTTATTAGTAAGTTCAGGTATTTGGTGTATTTTTACTTTTTCAAACCCTACCGACCTTTTTATAATTGGAGCTGCTTTCGTTATAACAGGTTTTGCAATTACTGGTGTTTATGATCAAATCGAAAAGACAAAAGAAGCTGCAAACATTATGGAGACAAAACACTAATGGGTACAATTGTAAAAAGAAATCAACCTTGTCTTAGCGAGACTTGCGAGTCTTCAAATGCAAGACAGGTATATGAAAATGGTAGCTCTCACTGTTTTTCTTGTGGAAAAAGCTTTAAATCAAAAAGCCCTTCTAACAAAAGTAAAACAGATGCGCCTTCAATTAAAACTAACTTTGAAAAATTTTTAAAACTAGAGACCCTTGAAGAAATTGACTCTTATCGTTCTGCGCCTTTAACTTCAAGAGGTATTGAAAAAAGCGTAACAGATTTTTATGATGTCAGAGTTTCTTACGACATTAATGGTAAAGTAGAGTCACAATTTTTTGGATATGACAGTGGGAAAACTTGGCAAAGAAAATGGATACAAGCTAAAGAGAAAAAAGATGCTTTTAAATGGATAGGCCCTAAGACTGATAGACTTTTCGGTATGGAAAGGTTTGCAAGAGGTGGCAAGCGTATTATTCTTTGTGAAGGCGCACTAGATGCGCTTTCAGTACAAGTAGCTAATTTTAAAAAATACAAAAGAATGTATCCTGTAGTTTCTAGTCATTCTGCTTCTGCTATAAAAACTTTAGAAAACCGCGAGTATTTAAGATCTTTTGATGAAGTTATTATTTGTTATGATGAAGACGATGCTGGTAAAAAAGCTACTGAAAAAGCAGTAAAAGAGATTGGTTATGATAAGGTTAAAGTAGTAAACCTTCCCAGAGCTGATGCTAATGATGTTCTTCAAAAAGATGGTTGGGAAGAGCTACTTCGTTGTATGTTTAATGCTGAATCAAGAACACCTTCTGGTATTATAAACAGAGAAGATATTTGGTCTTCAGTAATTTCTTTCAATGAAAAAGAATCTATTCCGTATCCAGCATGTGTTGATAGTTTAAACACAAAGCTTAAGGGTCGTCGTGGCGGTGAAATAACTTTATTTATTTCGGGAACAGGCTCCGGCAAAACAACCTTAATAAGAGAAATTTTAGAAGACGCAATTGTTAATAGAGGTGAAAAGTTTGGAATACTTTCTTTAGAAGAGTCTCCTGCTGAAACTGCTAGAAACCTATCAGCAATGTATTTGAAGAAAAATCCATCTGAAGAGCTTATTGCAATTGAAGAGCTTAAAAAAGGCTTTGATGCTGTTTTTGGAGAAGAAGGCTCAGAAGAACGGCTTATTGTTTTAGATCATCAAGGTTCTTTAAAAGACGATCAAGCTATTGATCAAATGGAGTATATGTGTCTTAAAGGAGTTTCAGGCTTATTAATAGACCATATAACAATACTAACTTCGGAAGGTGTTGACAATTTGTATGGCAATGAAGCGCATGATAAAATGATGAACAATCTTCTTAGACTTGCAAAGCGATATCCTAGTGTATGGATCGGTCTTGTCTCTCATTTAAGAAAAGCGCCACTTGGTGGTAAAAGTTTTGAAGAAGGTCGTTTACCTTCGATTGATGATATAAAAGGTTCAGGCTCTATAAAACAAGTTTCATTTGATATTGTAGCCTTTGCAAGAAACATGACGCATGAAGACGAAGACGTTAGAAACAGTATTAAATGTTCTGTGTTGAAATCTAGATTTACGGGCTTGACAGGGCCTGTTCCGGGCTTTCATTATGACAACAGTACTGGTAGATTGACGCAAGGGTTGTTTATAGACCCAGAAAAAGAAACGGAATCAGACAAAAAGTTTTCAAAGTTAAAACCTTTAAAACCACCCTTTTTGAAACCGTCTAAACATACAGCTTAATCAAAGAATGAGGTTAATGTGACAATAGAAACACCGTGGTCAACAGTAGGCTATCTTACTTACAAAAGAACCTATTCAAGGAAAATGGAAAATGGTGAATTTGAAGAGTTTCCCGACACTATTGAAAGAGTTATCAATGCTACAGAAGAGCAGCTACGTTGTGGTTTTGATGTAGATGAAACAGATAGGCTACGGGGGTACTTTTTAGGTCTTAAAGCTTCCGTAGCTGGTCGTTTTTTATGGCAGCTAGGAACAGACACTGTGTCTGACTTAGGTCTAGCTTCTTTGCAAAATTGCGCCTTTACAGTAGTAGATGACCCTGTTCGCCCATTTACTTGGGCAATGGACATGCTTGCACTAGGCTCTGGTGTTGGTTATAATATTCAAAAAGAACACATAAGTAAATTACCGGCAGTTAGAGATTGGTTTGAACCACCTACTCGCGTAAATGATGGAGGCGCTGATTTCATTGTCCCTGATTCCAGAGAAGGCTGGTGCAAACTTTTAGGCAAGGTCTTAAAAGCTGCATTTTTAAGTTCAAGAAAAGACCAAGGAACTTTTACTTTTAGTACGCAAGTTGTTAGGGGCAAAGGTACACCTATTGAAGGTTTTGGAGGAACGGCTTCTGGGCCTGAAGACTTAGTATGGGGAATGGCTAAAATTTCAGAAGTACTAGTAGCCAGAGCTGGAAGAAAAATAAGACCTATTGATGCTCTAGATATCATGAATTTAATAGGCCATATTATTGTTGCCGGAAATGTAAGAAGGTCTGCACAAATTGCAATAGGAGACCCCGATGATGTTGAATTTCTTTTAGCAAAACGATGGGATATGGGCAGCATTCCTAAATGGCGAGCAATGTCTAATAATAGTGTTGCTTGTGATGATATACGTGATCTTCACGATTACTTCTGGGATGGATACGAGGGTCGAGGAGAACCTTACGGTCTTATCAATTTAAAACTGTCTAGGAGAGTTGGTCGTTTAGGCGAGACGCAATACCCAGACCATGAAGTAATGGGTTACAACCCTTGTGCTGAACAAAGCTTAGCGCCTTATGAAACTTGTTGTCTCTCTGAAGTTTTTCTACCGAATGTTGAATCTAAAGAAGAGTTTACTGATATTATTGAGCTTTTATACCGAATTAATAAACACTCTCTAATGTTAAAAGCTCATCATCACGAAACTCAAACAATTGTTCACAAGAATATGCGTATGGGGATAGGTCTCACCGGTGTGTTACAAGCATCAGACGAACAACGGTCTTGGATGGATGAAGGCTACCGATACTTGCGTGATTTTGATGTAAGATACTCTGAAATGCACGATATGCCTGAATCTATAAAGCTAACTACAGTTAAGCCCTCAGGAACATTATCTTTGCTTCCTGGTGTTACGCCCGGAATACATCCTGCATACTCAAGATATATGAACAGGCGTATTCGAATTGCAAGCGATAATAAACTAGTTGAAGTTTGCAGAGAGCACGGTTATCCAATAGAGTTTCAAAAGAACCTTGATGGCACTGAAGACTTTGATACAGTTTGCGTAACTTTTCCTTTTGCATACCCTGAAGGAACACCCGTAGCTTCTGACTACACAGCAATAAGCATGCTACAAGAAGTCAGAAACATGCAAGCTTCTTGGTCAGATAATAGCGTGTCTTGTACAGTATATTATAAAAAAGAAGAAATACCCGAAATAAAAGAATTTCTTTATAAGCATTATAAAAACAATTTTAAATCTTTAAGCTTTTTATTGCACTCTGATCACGGTTTTGAGCAAGCGCCGTTAGAAGAGATAACAGAAGAAGAGTTTAATACCTTATTAAATAATACAAAGATTATTAAAAATGTTGAAAGCGCTAGCTATGAAAGCAGTGATGAATGTGACGCAGGTGCATGTCCTATTAAATAGTTTAAAATTAAAACAAAAAGGGGTTCCTTCGGGAGCCCCTTAAAAACGTGAGAGGTTAAAATGAGACTAAAATATAGGTATTTAATAGTAACAAAAGACGGCAATGTCTCTATGACTAATAATCTAGGATTAGCAAAATCGAAAATAAAGCCGTATACAGTCGGTCTTGGTATCGGTAACACGCATAATAGAGGTATTTTAATTGACGCTTCTTTAGGAAAAGAATACAATTCTGAAAATGATACTTGGCAAAGTATTAGTTCTGACAAGTCGTCATCAGAAAGTCTATCGGATGAAATGTTTAATGCAAGTAGTTAACAGTCAAAAAGAGCCTTATGATGTTTATATCGGTAGTCAATCTAATAGACATTTTAGAGTATTATTAAACAAAATACCTAAATATTTTACACCAGAACAAAAACTTAAAAGATTTTCAAACAACCTAAAAATCTGGTTAGATGATTACCCCGAAGCTGTAGAATCAATTATAAAGCTACACAATAAAACACTAGGCTGTGATTGTGGTAATTTAGAACATTGTCACGGTTTAGCTATTTTATCAGAAGCTGATTTTTATTGGAATAAAATTTATGGAGCATGTGATGCTAACAAAAAACGTAGAACCGATTAAGCAGACTTATCTGCTTATGAATGAAGAAGGTAAGTTTTATACTTCAAAGAGAATGCCGAAAAACAATATTAAAGATTGGGTTGTAATAATAGACGCAATACAACTTTTAGAGTGGGTAGATGGACTCTGGCTACCTTTGCTTGAAAGCAAGGAAAATATTAATGGAAACTAACACAATAATGGGTTGCCTCGAAATAATTGAAAGCGTAAGTAGTACAAAAATAAAAGAAAGTCTTTTGCAAGAATTTATGGAAGACCCTGACTTTACACAAATTTTACAAATGACATATGATATTAGACATACATATGGAATTAAAAAAATAGAATATAGCCCAAACAAACATAGTGTTAAAAACTGGGACATTGGCACGTATGGCTTATTAGAGGGACTTACAAGTCGGGCTCTTTCTGGCAACGCAGCAACAGAAGCTGTTGTTAAAGAATTAGAACAATTAAGCCCTAGTTCTTCAAAGCTCTTATATAGAGTGTTACAAAGAGATTTGCTTTGTGGAATAAATGCAACTTCAATAAACAACGCAGTTAGTAATACAATTTACAAACCAGGCTATATGCGTTGTTCTTTGCCTGATCAAAAGTATTTAGACAGGTTTGAATGGGAAAGAGGTATTTACTGCCAACTAAAAGCTGATGGAATGTTTGTTAATGTTAATGTTTCTGATGCTGGTTGTGTTTTAACAAGCCGTCGCGGTCATATTTTGCCAAAAAACATGTGTAACATTCTTGAAAAAAGCTTAGAAAAGTTGTCACCAAACTATCAGTACCATGGCGAGCTTTTAGTAAAACACAGATCTTTGAACACAGTTTATACATACAATAGAAAAGAAGGTAATGGGATTATAAACCACTTAGTTAAAGGTACAGGCAAGCTACCTCCTGAACACTGGCTTTCTCTAGATCTTTGGGACATGATTTTGTCTGAAGAAGAAGACAAGCGAATATACGAAGAACGTCTTGAAGAGCTTTCTTATTTGTTAGAAAAGAAAAATAATTCTTTACAAAAAATAGAGACAACAATAGTAAGATCGTATTCTGAAGCAGAAGCTTGGTATAAACACTGGAGATCTTTAGGCTTTGAAGGCGCTGTTATTAAAAACCCAAAAGGTCTTTGGAAAAACGGAACGTCTTTTGACCAACTAAAAGTAAAGCCAACAAAAACTTGTGAGTTGATTGCCATTGTAATGAACCCAGGTAAAGAATCAGGAAGAAATGTAGATAGTTTTGGTTCGCTTCTTTGTGTATCTGAATGTGGAAATCTTGCTGTAAATGTTGCTGGCTTTAATGACGAAGAAAGAGCTGAAGTATCAAGTAATTGGAGTAAATATAAAGAGGGTGTTGTTTCTGTTAAATTTACAGAGACTATTCAAGATAAACGTGGTGTCTGGTCTTTAAGCAATCCAAGGTTTTTAGAGTGGCGGCTTGAAGAAAAAGATACAGCAGATACACTCGTTTATATAAAAAAACTATAAATTAAAGAGGTAAAAAGTATGACTATTAAATGCAAAAGTAACACCGTGTATGACGGCAAAGGCCAGCTTATTGAAGACGAAAAAATTGCATTTTCAATTAGCGCAGGCGTAAGCAACGTCACTATCAAGAACTACAAATTTAGAAACGTAACGTATGGTGTACTTGGTTGTAAAGGCGAAGGAGAATCTCGTAACATCGTTGTTGAAGACTGTGAAATGCACAACGACCCTGGTTCAGACCCTTTTGTAGACTACGAGGGACAGCGTATTACTAAGACTAGCGGCCAAGATACAGGTGCTGGTGTACTAATCTACGGAAACTATGCCTTGCATGATACTATAGTACGTTTTAACGTCTGTACAGGTTTAGCCAGAATTGTGCTAACAGGGAGCGAAGCAAGAAACTGGACTATATGTTCTAACCGCAGTGATGGCGCAGAAGACAGCTCAATTTACGTAAAAGGCACACAGTCGCTTGTGACATGGAATCACGTTATAAACAGCGGCAAGTGCGGCATCAAGACTCGACCAAACGGCAATGCTAATACTCAGATGGGTGGACATCGAATAGCGTTCAACTATGTAGAAGAATTTGGTTTGATCAAGCCAGATAGCGGAGCTTGTATCAATATAGCTGTACCTACAATAGTTGAGTACAACACCTGTAAGGTTGTAAAGTTCCCAGCAGCAAAAGCCCCGACAGGACACGCTCGTTGCTACAACTACGCTTCGCCGTTCATTATCAGTAGGCACAACGTAGCGATAACAAAAGATGACCATAAATTTATAGCGTATAAAATACAGGAGAAGTCTGTCTTTTTAGATAGTTTCGACGACCAGACTGTTTATAGCGATGAAGTGTAAAAATGAATAATGAAGGCTTTTTAGCACTAATTATTGTTACTCTTGTATTCATATTAATTACTTTATTGGGATTAACAAAATGACAGGAATGAAAAAATCTACAATTAAAAAAGTTATACGTAAAAAATTAAACAGCTGGTATAACAGCATAACAGATGAAGGCCTTAGATTAAGAGTTAAACAAAATTCAATTGTAACTGGCGGCGCTATAACTTCAATGCTACTTGGCGAAAAGCCTAATGATTATGATATTTATTTTGAGAATAAAGAAATAGCAAAAGAAGTTGCAGAGTATTATTCAAATATTTTTAACGAGCTTAACCCACGGTTGATATCAGCGCCGAAAGTTAAAGAAGAAAAAATAATGAATATAAGAGGCGAAGAAGAAGATCGTATTGTTATTTGGATGCAATCGGAAGGTGTTGCTACTGAAGATGAAAATGACCTAACTATTAGTGACGTTATTTCGAGAACATTGTCTGTGTTGGAAGATAATGCAGAAACAAATGCGTATAAATCCGGCTGGGCTGCAGGCAGAGACAGTGTTGAAGATGCTGTTTTACAAGGAGCTGAGCAGCTTGTTGAAAAAAGTCTAGATGAAAAAGATAAATATAGACCTATTTATATTACAAATAACGCAATTTCGCTTAGTGGCAAGATTCAGCTAGTGATAAGGTTTCACGGAGAGCCTGATAAAATACACGATAACTATGATTTTGCACATTGTATGTGCTATTACCGTAGCAGTACAAATGAAGTAGTTCTTCCGCCAGAAGCTCTTGAAGCTATCTTGACAAAAACACTTATATATAAGGGCGGTTTATATCCTGTTGCATCTATTCTTCGCACTAGAAAATTTATAAATCGCGGATGGAGGATAACCGCTGGTCAAATGCTTAAGATAATGTTTCAAATAAGCAACATAGACCTTAACGATATCCCTATATTGCGTGAGCAATTAATTGGTGTTGATCACAGTTATATGGCTGATTTAATTTATAAAATAAATGAAACGCACACTAAAGGAGATAAGATTGATGAGTCTTACTTAGGCGGTCTTATTGATGAAATATTTGAAGACGATTAATAAACATTTAAAAAAAAGAGAAAATACAAAATGTCTAATAAACACAGCAAAGAGAGTATAGAAGATAGTTTGCACCTTGATTTAGAAACAATGGGTGTGGGGCCAAGTGCTAAAATTTTTGAGATAGGCGCAATATCAGATTTAAGTGGCAAAGAATTTTTTGTTCAGGTAGATGTTGCTTCTTATGAAAATTATGGAAATTCTTTTAGTACAGACAAGCTAACACTTAGTTGGCTAAAAGCTCAAAATTTATCTTACTTAGAAGGCAAAACGCCTATTTTAGAAGCTATGCGTTTGTTTTTAGATTGGTTTGATGAAGAAAAAAATGCATTTGAAAGTATAGAAAGACCGACTTTTTCAGGCAATCTTAATAAAGG